CTCGGTATACCGATAAAGCTCAGCGCATCATCTACGCTTACAAGCTGATTGTCGGTGTCAATGGCTGCCATTATTTATTCTCCGTTTTGCGTACCATCTTGTCTGCTTTTGGTATGGCCTGTTTATTAGCCTTTTCTTTCAGTTTCTCAACGTCCTCGGCTATTGCATAGAAAAAGTTGTTGTAATCCCGCTCTGTGTTGGCTTCTGAAATCATTTTCTTTAAATCCATCATTTTCCCTTTCTTTTCTCGTCGAAATATTCAAGCGATGGTCGAAACTCTTTATCGAATCGCTTCAAACTTTCTTCTCCAGGAGGGCATATGATAATCAATCGATATTCTCCCCCGTAATATGTCATAATGCAGCCATCATGCTCTCCATGCCCGCAGCACGATATCGATGTTTTTATCCCCGCATCATTGAGTGCCGTCACATACGGCGCGATGCATCTGTCTATATCATGCCGGCGGCCATCTATGACCACCGGCACTGTATCTCCGTGTTCGCACATCTTATTTGTTGATATATGCAAAAAGCATATTCATGATCTTGCTGGCTGCCGTCGCATTGGCGATATACACATACCACGGATCACCCTTATACGGGTTAACTGCGGTAATCGGAATGTCTGCATTCTTGTTCGTGGTGCTTGCTGTCAACGTAATCTGATGTGAATAATTATCGCCAGCCACCCCGAAGATCCGATATTTCGCTCCTGATGCAACAGCTTTCGCAAGATTCGTGCCATGCGTGATCGCTTTCGTTGACACGGAAGCGATGGTATTGAACTCCCAGGTCCCGTCTGTACACTGGTATGCAACGATATCGTTTGCTGCAGCTGCGTTCCCCGCAGGATCAAGCGGCGTTTCCGTCACATTGATAACCTTCTGCGATGCGGCGGCCGCGGCCGATGTGGTATTCCGAGATCCTGAAGATGTCCCTGGATACATCAGTAAAAGCGTATGCGGCGTTGTGCTTGTCACAACCTCGAAGGCCAACAGGGCAAGTCTCTTCCCGTTTTGGCCCTGAATCTCTTCCGTAATCGCCGTGTCTGCCGTTTCCGTATGATAGTCGACGGGGAAAAATCCTGAAATATAAGCTCCATAAGCACTCATGATATTTTACCTCTCTGTATTTGATGGTGTAGTATCGGGGAGCCTTACGGCCCCCCTCAACACTACGCTCAACGAGCGTTCATCGTTTAACTCGCAGCAGTCTCCAAAACCGCGAAAGCCTCGGGGATCCCGCCCACAAAGGCCTGTCTGATCCTGAACTTGTAGAAAATCTGATCATAATCGACGTTTCGGATCGTGTTGTTGTAGGTCTGGAATTTCATTCCGACCCTGTTTCCATGCACCCAGTATTTCGGGTTCCCGAGAATGAGAAACGGTGCATCCGCAGCAGTGGAACTCGGCATCTGATCGCTCAGAATATACGGATAGTTCCATATTGTCGCTGGCACTCCGTCTGCGGGCTTTTGGTAGATGTAATTCCCGTCATCATCTTTGAGCGTCCGCAGTGCATTAAAGACTTTGCGGTGCATGATGAAATACGCCCCGACAAGCCCCCGCTCACCGACTGAATCGACGATATCGTTTTCCATGTCGATCAGGTCCTCGAAATCGATATCGGAATAGTCGGTCTTCCCTGCGGCCATGTTCCGGATGTTGCAGCTCGTATCATAGAGCATCGACGTGAACGGGCTCGCGTTGCTGTTGAGTACCTGCTTATCGAATTCCTGCCCCCAGGCCTCTGAGAACTGCATCTGAAAGAAATCCGCAAGATTGATAAGGCTGTCTTCAACGAGCTCATCCGTCACGGTAAGCCATGCTGCACAAGTCTCGCATTCGAGGTGAACCTGCGTGAATGTCGGGTTTGTTTCAGTCTTCGCCGTAGTCTCGTCCGTTACCCAAGTAAGCGAAACGGCAGTGAGCTCTTTCGGCCAGTAAACATCGCGTGCGGCCATGTCCACTGTCCGCACTTTTCCCATCATGACCGATGCATCAGCAGCTAACCGGAACACTTCCGATTCGTACTCTGTCGGCACAAGGTATGAACCTGTCGTGGCATCCCCCCTGAGCACCGTCCCGAGAGCGGCTTTCTCTGCGGTCTGAAATGCGCCGATATTCCACTTCTCGTCTTTCTCGGCTGACCATTCTTTGTCGTCGCGGACAATCCGGCCTCCGTGCTTGATTGCTTCATCGTATTGTCTCCGAATCGCAGCACGGAAAAACGCCGAATTTCTCTTTGCAGGAGTAAGCTGTTCGGTCGAGCCTCTTTCTTTAACCGTCTTCTCGACGAGCTTTGCGACCTGCGTCTGAAGATCGGTTACGGCTTCTTTGAGATTTGCCCCTTCCTGTACCTGGCCGAAAATCGCCTTGAGAGTGTCTTTGTAATCCGCAACTGTGGACTCGGAACCGATACTCTCAATCATCTCTTCGACTTTGGTTTTAACTTTTACGTCTTTGTTTTCGTCTCCCATATTTTTTTACCTCTCATTATTCTATTTTAAAAACATGAGGCTTCGGCGCGGGTTTGAAAGGTGCCTGTTGCTCTGGTTCGGCGGTTTTATCGGACTGTTCGCCCACCGCCAGCACGGCTTCGTACTTGCCCGGCTTCTGCTCTTTGTTTTCTATTTTTTCTGCCAAGCCTTCAATAAGGCTTTTAATTTCATCAAACTTTTCTTCCATTTCCTCGACGGTAAGAGAATCCTCATCGGCGGCCGCCTCGAATGTGCCCTTTTTGCTTCGGCAATGAGCACGGGCAGCCGATGCCGTCCAGATCTTCTTAGGATACCTCATCGCATGGAGTTCGCTGTCATTTTCTCCCTTGATGCCGTAAATAAAATCTATACACTTATCATCATGTTTTGCTTTGCAGTTCTCTCGTCTGTATTTCGGATAATTAGCAGGGGTGAGGTGGCATGAATGCTCGTTTTTATACGGCTTCTCATCCAGCTCGAACGGCTCCGCTTTTTCGCCGGGGAAAAACAGTTTCTCATCGCCGGTGAAATCCTTGACAGCCTGCTCCTCTGCGTCTTTCATCGCTCGTAATGCGTTCGCATTCGCTCCTACGTTTACGATCGAGAGCTCATAAAGCTCAGCCTTCGTGGTAACAACACGCGGTTTTTTCTTTTTTTCGTTCCCTTTGTCCTCATCATTCTGAGATGGATATTCGCGCTCTTTCGGGATATAGCCAACGGAAACGGCTTTCAGCACGCCGTCATCAACGAGACCGTGTACAGTGTCGGCAAGATCATATACGCCGGGAGAGGCAAAGCGCACCTTTTTTGCTTTCAGCTTGCCGTCCTCTTTTATCGCAGATCCCACCACTCCGATGCCAGGAAGATCATGCCGGTGCCCCCAGAGCAGAATATTGTTCTTTTTGAAATTCTTCAGGTCCCAGCCGTCGACGAGAATGACTTCATCGTCACGGTCGATAGTCTCATCGCTCATGATGAACTCATACTCGTTCTCGCCTGTCTTCTTTATTTCACAATTTATTAATGCTTTTTCTAATTTCATTTTCAATCCTCCACCGGTGCGGTTATGCACCTGCAATTTACCACCTCTCCCGGCGCCGCCCCCACGTCATGCGGATGCTTTAAACCGGGCAAAAACTCTTCACCCCGTACAACTACCTTTCCGTCAAGATATTGATGACTTTCCCGCACGTTCGCATCGCGGGCGCTTACCCACTTATGCTTTGGTGTGCCCGCCTCATCCATCATGTCATACCGCGCCTGGTTCATCGCCCCGTTTACTTCTGTGCGTGCGATAGTGCGAGTTCTGCTTCGTGCGTTGTTGAAAACAGTCCGTGTTTTATCGGCGAGCTCATTCGCAATTTTCTCATATGCAAGCCCTTCTTCGAGCCCCCGTTCCAATATTGGTTTGAATTCACCCTTTAGTTGCTTTGCGATCGTGACATTTATCTCATCAAGCTCCCGAACCCGTTTCCCCAGCGCTGCAACTGCCCGGGGATGTGTCAGGCCGTAATTTACCACAAGCCCTTCAAGCGATTCTATGCCGATCTGATATGAGTTGTTCAGTATCGGTATACTGAATTCCGCAAGCCTGATCCGCGCCTGATTGTGATTGAAGACTAACTCCTCCTCGATGCTTTTTATTTCCTTATACCCCTGCCGTTGAAGAATATTACTTATTACCTCCTGGCGAAGTGCATAAAAGTATTTCTGCAGCTCGTTTGAGAACTCGGCCTCGACAGGGTCCACACGGCGAATGATAGATTTCCACATCCGGGTCATTGCGATATACTCGGTGTCTTTTTCAACCGCAACCGCGACAGAAGCCTGCGCTCCCCCCTGTTGGCGTGATCGCTGCATTTCTGCAGCTTCCGAGCCGTCATCCCCTACCGGCATGAGAGTATTCGCAGCCCACCACTTGTTTCCCCAGGGCTGGTCTTCAAACCCGAGCTCAAGGCGTTTGTTTATTTCATTGCGGGTAAATCCGATCTTGTTGAGAAGAATCCCCTGTTTGATTTTCTCCCCCATATCCTCTCTGAGTGCGTCCACCTGTTCGAGGTCGAAGAGAGCATGCAGGGTGCTACCCAGCTTTTCGCGCTCGAAAAACTCTGTTCTGAGCACGTCCTCGAACATCGTCATCTTCGGAATAAGGTTGTTTTCGAACAGCTGCTTTTTCTGCTCGCGGATATTGGATTTTATCGATGCGTGTTCGAGTACCATCGCAAGTGCCGGAGGAACGCCGAGCACACCGAACACCTCTTCGCGGCTCCACTTACGCTGTGCCATATACTCGATGTCTTTCTGCGCAAGGCTCAATTGCTGAGCTTTCGCCCCTCGGCTCAATACCGATGCTTTGCCCTTTTTCTTCAAACCGCGGTTTTTCTTGTTCCATCGCCCCTCAATGGCGTCCGCTTCGCCGGAATCGAGCTCTTGTTCTGTCGAGAGAATAATTGCAGGGGTCGCGTCGTTGTTGAAGAAATAATAATTGTAGGCTGCTGCGCTGATATCGATATGAAGCCCCAGGGACGCCGGCACAAGCGGACTCATCCCCCGGAACCGGTTATAGGGATTGTAATATTTGAACTGAATAATATCTTTGGGGTCGATCATCTCACGCTGTGCGGTCATCGGCTCTCTATATTCCCATTGTGCGATTTCACCATCTTTTACAATTTCTCTCATCTGCTCTGGTTCGAGCACTCGAATGCGGACGGGTTGTGGATTAACTTCATTCCGTATGAGCCTCCAAAAGCACTCTCCCCTCATCGAAAGCCACACAATTACGCTCTCCCAAAGAGCGAATCGGTTCATGTACGGCGACACATTATTGAAAAGCCGCCATAGCCAGGTATATTCGCCTCGCGGCTCTATTTCTTTGTCTCCGTTTAAAATTTTGAACGGGGTTTGTGCGAGGTTTTGTGCCATAACCTGTATGGCGGCATATACCCATGCGGAGTCAAGGTAAGGGTCGCGGATCCGGATAAACTGCGGATAATCCTCTTCAGTTGCAATCGCGAGAAAATGCAAGAATGAATCGCCCTGCGGCATCACCGTGCCGACGGTTCTAAAACCCGAGCCTATTGCCTTTTCACTCTTTACAAGAGCTTTACTTTCTCTTTTTTTGAATACATCCAATAGTTTCATACGTGTATCCCATGGTGCCGTTTTGGAAAGAATGAGAGCGCAAGGGAATCGGCCTTATCGGGACTTCGCCCGAGCCTGCCCTTGATCTCTTCTTTCTCTTCCATGATGATTTCTCCGCTGCTTCGGACTTTCCATTTCGTCTCGTGCAGTTCCTCGGCGAGCTCGTCATCCCGGGGAATCGCAAACTCCTGCCCGTACTGGGGATCGAGCGCATCGCGAACCGCCCAGTAGCAGTATGCACGCATATTTACAAACGCCCGCTCCCCGCTGTAGTCTTTCAGCCCTTTTGCGCTCTCGCTGAACTTTGCGCTTATCGCTTTCATGCCGAGCTCTTTTGCCCGCGAATATACACCGGCACCCTCACCAATCGTATCAATGCACGCCTCGCCTTCGCCCAAAATCTCTTTCAGCTTTCCTACCGTGGCCATATGATCTTGCTTGCTGTACTTCACAAACCGTTCGACGATCATTCCACGCCGCAAACAAAACACCGTGAAATCACGCCCCAGGCCGGCTACATCCACACCTATCTTTAGCTTTTCTGCGGTGTCCTCAAGTTTTTCCCACCGATCGAATGCAGCCTCAAGCCAGGCAAGCGATATGAGCACATCTTCACTCTCTTTCGGTGGCTCGCCGAGCACTTTCACGCGAAACAGATCATTCGGCCTATACCACTGCCCCTCCCATTCAAAGTCTTGCTCCTCCGCACGAGCCTCCTCTTTTCCGATCTGTGTCGCCCACCCTTTTTCCTCAATAAGCTTGCGAATCCACTCGTAGTCGACCTGGCCGGGAATAATCTGTTTTTTTTCGATCACATTCGGAGCATCAAGACAGTTGAGACGGTGCTTTTTGTACATCGGCGAAGTAATACTGCGAAACGCCTCACCGGAAAGACGATAAGGATTAAAACAGAGCACGAGCTTTGAGTCCCCTGTAAGTATCGATTCCATTGCCGTAAACACGATATCATCAAGCCCAGAAGCCTCCGTTACCACGACCATGAGATTTGGGCTGTGAAATCCGCTCCACGGCTCGGCTTCCTTTTCGCCCGATTTAAAGGCCATAAGATAATGCGTTGGATCGTCTGAAAACTTTATCGTATCGGAGAAAAGCTCTCCGCCGAGCGGGATCCTTGCGCGTGCATGGAGCCTCTTAATTTCGGCCATCATAATAGAGATGGCCTGTCTGCTTGTGGGTGCTGTCTCTATGACTTTCGAAGGATTGTTGAGATAGAGAAAACAGAGCGAGGCAACCGCCGCGACAAAGTCTTTGCCGCGTGCATTACCGCTCCGTATGGATATGCGCGAATGATGCTGTATGCTCTCAAGGCACTCTTTTTGCTCATCGTCAAGATATACACCTATAATTTCTTCAGCAAACAGTAGCCAATTATTCTGATATCTTGTCTTTGCCCACTGTGCTATTTGAGGGATTGTCATTTGCATATTTCATTAAATCCTCAAAAGTC